TGAATAGCGACGCCAGCAAAAGCGATCGGGAAAAACTGAACCGCATGCTGGAGGAAATGTTTGAAGAATCTGATATGTGGCTGGTTTCTGAGTTCCCGACCGTTCGCCAGGTTGGCCGGTAGATATTGTTCGGGTAATATTCCCGACGTTTGCTCGGGCATGAACACTGAGCAATCAGCCGCCGCCCATTCTTGCATACAATGGGAGGCGGCTTCCTCACCTGGTGCCTGCGTAAATTATTTACGAACCTGACTTGCTAAGCTCAGAGGCAGCTTTCACCGCTTTAATAACATCACGAGCCTTGTCCGGATCGTTAAGCGCCAGTTCCACCAGATTGAAGAGTTCTTTGATTGCTTCAGTATGGTAGGCGGCAGCCACGCCTGATGTATCAAGAAATTTAAAATTCTCAATCACCGCACCGTCGCTAAACTTGCGGTCTCCATATGATTTGACAGCATCCGGACACCACTTTTCAACATCCTGGGCTATAAGGCCAACGCCTCGTCCGCCATCCTTAATATCGTAAGTCACGCCACGCATAGCGAGTACTGCGGGAAGAGGCTTGGCTACAGCCTCAATATTCGACTTGTGGCGCTCGTCAGAACCATTAACCCAGGGTCCTTGCGAAGTAGCTGATCCATCGAAATTGAATGCCCAGTATTTTTGTGTGGCTGGTCCATAGTAGTAAATTGTATAAGCCAGAGTGTCCGTTCCTGACCCGCGAGTAATTCCTGCAACCCAGCTATCGCTGTACCATTTGTACTGAAATGCGCCTACATATCCTGTTGACGGTGTATCTCCATCACCCGAGATTGTAAGTATATTGTTATCTCTGCCTGCCCCCTGTTGCACCTTTCCCTTTAATACGAATCCCTTGGAGAGATCAACATCAAGCCCACCATTGGCGGAAATAACAGAGTTAGCGTCAGCAGCAATCGGTGCGTTTTTTAGAGTTATGCCGCCCAACATGGTACCACCGGATTTAGACAGCCCCCCAAGCGCACTCAAGGCAGCCTCAGCGCTCGTTTGTCCTGTGCCACCCTGGGCAATCGGAATTGCTCCGTTGCTCCCTTTCTGTGCCAGCTTACCGATGCCAGGGATGGTTACGGAGGTGCCGTTGATGGTTACAGTGATGCTCTGATTGGCTGAGGTGGTGGCGAACGTCTCCCACGCGCCAATGTTTTCGTCATACTCTTTGATGAGCTGCGACATCGCCTGTGCCAGCCCGTCGACAGAGATATTGTCGGACACCAGGATTCCATACTTCTGACCACTCAGTGCCGGAGAGGCAGCAGGTGTAACCGTCATCGATGTGGAGCTGTCCACGCTTGAAATCTGGAAAATTTGAACCGGGTTCGACATGACGATAATCGTCTGTCCAGCGCGAACCTGGCTGGCAGGCGCCGTCCAGTTCGTGCCGGTGCCAGTTGCGGTGTTTCCGTTAACGGCGATGGTGCCAGTGTTATAAAGCATATTTTCTCCAGGCAATAAAAAACCCCGCCGGGGCAGGGTTGATATTCAAAATAGTCGACTGATTTTGACGAGTGTATTTATCGCGGAACAGATGGGAGGAAGGATTCAGGCTTAACTTAATGACGTACCCTGTGGCGTAACGATCGCAATTATAGGACTTGTCAATATTCTCCCGCTCCCCGAAGCGCTGAGAGTGATCGTTTTTGCCTCACCCGCTGCAAGGTCGTAAGAGTAACCAAACGATTTTCCCGCAGTACGGTCTGCTTGTTCCTCACCGTTAACAAAGAAACGACAGCCCGCTGTGTACTCATTTATATTGAAAAATATTGATAGCCTGACTGGCAGTCTTGAGTTTCCTCCATAATTAATATTAAAGCTTCGGTTTGCGCCTGCTTCTTTACTAAAGGCAGAATACATTTTGGACTCTGAGATATTACCGACAATTTTGTTTGCATAAACGGTACCCTGAAAATCTCCGTCTGTAGCATATACAGTCCCCCTGAATTCGCCGTTCGTGGCGTAAACCGTTCCTCGCACGGTTACGTTATTGAAAACGGCATAACCGGATTTGTTGATGTGCCAGCCAACATTCCCGGTGCCGTCCCAAGTTGTCGACTGGATGTAGTTGCCGAGTTTGAGGTTGCTGATTGTCCCGTCACCAATGACCGTGTCGCGGATTATGGTTTGCCCGTTCTGAATAACGAACGGTAAAGTTACGGTCCCTCCGGCCATAGTTGTCACGGCGAAGCGATCAGCCAGGAAGATAACCTGCGACTGCATGCCGGATGGCGTATTCTCCACGCCGATCCCCATCCCTGCGGCGTAATACTGCCCGTTGCTGGAAACTCCAACCTTGATGTTATACATCGCGCTGAGGTCGCCATTAACGTTCGCTATCGCCTGAGCGTTAGTTGTGATGGCTGAGGTATGCCCGTTCACCGTCGCCGTTATGCCGTTTATCTGCGTGGCCGTAGCCTGCTGATAGTCGGAGAACGTCTGATTCAGGCTGTTGATGGATGCCTTGTTGCCGTTGACGTCCGTCTGCAAGCTCAGCAGAGCGCGCGCCGTTGCCTCCTTCTCGTTAACGATTACCTCATCAATACGATCCAGCTGCGAACTGTTACCGGCGACCGATGCAGACAGGGTTTTACGCGCAGCCACCTGCGCCAGCCCGTTCTGGATAATAGCAATGGCTGAGTTCTTCAACCCGCCCGTCATGCCGTCCATAGAAACGCTGATATTGTCGACTCGCTGGCCCAGGGCGGTATCAGCCGTCGCAACGGTCTGCTCAAGCTGACTGAGTGCAGACGAAACATTCCCGACCGTGCTGGAAAGCTCATTAACGCTGGTCTGAACCTTCCCGACGTCCTGGGCATTTTTGGCGATATCCTTCGCCTGCTGCTCCAGTTCGTCGTTGGCCTGTTTGATATCGTTAGCCATGCCAGCAATTTTTTCATTGCTGTCCACTGCATTCTCGATCAGGTCTTTGAACGTTTCCGACTCATTCATATCCTTCAGAATGTCATTGGTTATTTCGCTGACATCTATCGAGGACGTACCCATGACCCAGTCGGTCCAGTCCCCGGCGTTACCGATACGGTCAATCAGGCGCGCGCGGTACCACTGGCGAACGCCGGCAGGCATGGGGCCATGCTGATAATCTGCAGCCGGGTACGGCACCAGGACCAGCAGTTCAGGATTGGCGTAGTCGGCAGTTGTGGCGCGCTGAATCTCTGTATAGGCCGTGTCACCTGAGCCATCCGGAAATTTCCAGGTCAGGTCGATATGCCAGACCACATCTTCGGTCGCCAGGAAGTTGAGCGGAGTACCCGGTTTTCCCGTTTTACCGGAGAGATAAGTTGTTTCACCGTATCCCCATGGTGACGACGTATCCTGCGCATTCAGCGCCCGGACGCGCACGTCATAGCTGCCCGAATAAATGCCCTGAACCGAGAAACCCTGCGCGCTGGTAACCGGAACGTTTATCCAGTCCCCGTTGTCCTTACGCCACTGGGCAACATACCGGATTGCGCCCTCTACCTTATCCCATGACACGTCCAGGCTTGCTACAGTCAGCCCCTGAGACACATGATCGCTCTCAGTCACCACGATATTCTTCGGAGCAGACAGGACGCTTATCGGCGTGACAGTGATCGGGGGCGACTCGACCCGAACACCGTCATCGATGTAACGATATTTGTTTGGATCGTGCTGAACGGCCGTAATAGTGAAACCGCCTGTGCTGTCGTCATTAGCCGCGATTGAAGTGACCCTGAAGTACTGTATCGCGAGGTTATCACTGTCTATCGCCCACACAGCACCGGCGGCAGGTGCCTGACTGAAGGCCGTAGCCACCGTCACCGTTATTTTATCGGCGCTCACAGCGCTGATTGTCCGCGTCTGGGCTTTTCCATCTGGCAGGTTAACCACCAGCCGGTCTTTCGCCGCGTAGTCTATTTCTCGATCCAGCGTAATCTGGCGGCCGTTGACCGCCACTATGCGGCCACCATTCTCCTTGCCGGAGCGGAAAGGATCGGCGACACCGATAATTTCAGCGGGCAAAGGGATATAACCGTCCAGCCCCACGCCAAACGATACAGTGCCGTCTTTGGCATTGGAGAGTAATACCCAGCGACCGCGCCGGTGCGCTTCACTTTGCGAGGTGCAGCCGATTGCGGTCAGGGACGTCTGCCGGACGTCGTAACGCTCTACCAGCGCAGAATCGTAGACCCCCTCAACGGTATCGCTGTAATGGTTCTGCGGATCGGACCAGGACACCAGGCAGGAGCTGTAGCGATTCTTGTATGAGCCGCCCGCATAAGTAAACAGCCCATCGATAACGTTTGAGGCGTTATAAACCCAGTCAACATCGTCCTGCGGGACGTCTGCCTGGACATAAATCTGATCGTTGCCCCAGAACGTTATTCCACGAAATACCGCGGCGAGATCGTTAAGTACCTGCCAGGCGTCCTCCTGGGCCTGAATGAAAACGTTGCAGGTGAAACGCGGTTCGGTGCCACCGGCGCCGTCGGAAACCATTTCGTCGCAATATTGGGCGATTGAGTACAGCGACCACTTATCCACCATGGATGCATCCGCGCGCGTGCCCATGCCGTAAATTTCATCCAGAACCAGATCGTAAAATATCCAGGCGGGGTTATTGGACCAGGCCATTTTAAACCCGCCGGACCATGAGCCAGAATAGGTTCGGGTTGTCGGATCATAGTTATCCGGAACCTTTATCAGCTTGCCCTTTATCTTACAGGTCACCTTCGGCGCGCTGCCGTTGAACTGGCTGCTGTCCACTTCGACATACAGTAGCGCGGTCAGAGGATAACGAAGCTTGCTGTCGATGACTTCCGCATACGAAAACACCTTGAAGGCGTTGACCAGTTTCGAATTTGATCCGCTGGCATCAGCCGTAATACGTCTGACCCTGACAGACCAGCCGGACGTGGATTTTGGCAGATCGATACGGTGGTCACGCTGATATTCCGTCGTGGTCTTTCCGTCAAACTTGCCGTTTACAACCGTTTTCCAGGCGCCGCCGTCCGTTGATAAATCGATCGCATACTCGGTAACCGTGCCCACCATATCGCCATTATCTTTATAGAGATACTGGACCGGAAGGCTGAGCTTGATGCGGATGGCATCCAGGGAAAGGTTGGTAAACTGGCGTGTCCAGGGCGCGGTGGTGGTGACAGTTGTGCCCACCGCCAGCTCGTTATCGACCTGGGGCATCCCGGCAATATAGGTCTGGTCCTGTGTGCCCTTACGGAACTCCCATTTCACGCCGCTGAAGTTGTATTCCCCGCTGTCGTTTGCCAGCGGCGTATCGTTGAGAAAAATATTCTGAGCGGTCAGGTCGCCCTGTATTTCTCCCTCAGAAACGGCAATGAGCATTTTTAATTTTGCGACCGACAGCAGATCGTCAGGTTGCTCAACCGGAGTATGTGAACTGCCACCTCCCCCTTTGGCACCCTGCAGGATGGTTTCTTGTTTAAGAAGCTGCATTTTTTCACCCATAAAAAAAGATGCCGAAGCACCTTTAAGTTAGTGGCCGCTGGCCTACTGCTGATCGCTCGAGTACATACCGGCGCTGACTATCGCTCCCCCTGCCTCGATCAGACCGTAGGCCAGGGGGACAGGATGCCCCATAGCGACCGTATTGACCGGCGCCCCGAAGGCGTAGTTAGGCGTATTGTCCGTGCTGGAGGATTTACCCGCGCCGAAGGATGGCTGGGGCGTGAGCATCTGGACAACGCCACCCAGCATCATTGACACCCCGACCCCGGTCAAAATTGACGTGGCGCTGATGGCTGTTGCACTCATCGCAGCCCCCCAGGCTGCCATACTCGCACCGGCGGTAAAGAATGCAGCGACCAGCGCAACGGCACCGACAACTATCTGCAGGACGCCTGAATTTTTGGCCCCCTCATAAACGGGCACGATCCGGTACACGCTTCCACCGCGGGTCATATCAAACTCTTCCAGCCCGATATTGTTGTCACCGTTAAAAAAGGCGAAACGGATCCCCTTCATATGAGCTTCCGACATATATTTTTTGAATCCGGGAACCTGAGAACACATGGCCCTGAGCATTTCGCGCAGATCGGCAACATCAAACTGAACGCGTTTACCGAATTTTTTAGCCATTTTCCCTTCGAGAATAAGCGTCTTAACCATGCATTCGGTCCTTATGCCTGACCACCCGGACCGTTCTGTCGCGATAATATTTTCCATAAGGCGTTCGCGAAGAAAGATGCCCGAACAGATGATGGAGAATGATGTTGTCACCTACATATACCGCGGCGTGATTAGTCACCGATGCCTGCACACTCATCATGATGATGTCACCGGGCTGCATTGCACCGGCGGCAATCTCAACGAATTCCTCGCGCTCCCAGTTGTCGTCGTAGAGCCGCTCCTTGCCGCTCTCCCACCATTCGTAGGGTACCGAATAGTCCCCGAGAACAATGCCGTATTCGCGCAGATAATATTCACGGATTAACGACCAGCAGTCCGCGTAACCCAGCACCCACTGCCGCCCGGCATAATCCCGGTCTTCACGCGGGGAGATCGTACAAAAGTCCCCGTCCGGCCAGGACATGATCCCCCACTCAATACCTGACCAGTCGCACTGGATCCGGTCCAGTTCTGAGGGCACCAGCCGAACCACATCCGGATGGGAATGAATGAGCATGATGATCTCACCGCGCGCGCGGGCAGCGAGCTGGTCTTCCGGGGAGAGCGTGAATGTCTCCTCGGGTTTATCGGCAATGTTGCGGCAGGGAATATAGATTTGCTGCTGGCCTGACTGAACAATCAGGCCGCAGGCTTCTTTGGGGTATTCAGCAGCGACGTGCTGACGGATAGCATCCAGCAATTTTTCACGCATTTTTATTTCCCCTGCAGGTTTGCAGCCGGAAAACCGCCGAACGGCAGCGGCGCGTCCGGGCCGTGACGCTCCTGACAATCCTGCCGCCGGCCGCCACAAACATCTTTCGACGGGTCATCGGTCGGCGTACCGTCTTTGGTAAAGTATTTCGTGCCGTTGTAATCGCATCCGGTCCCGCTTCGGTACCAGCCCCGCATACACCAGGTGCAGACAGGCGTAATC